ATTGATTCATATTGTGATACTAATCGACCAACCACGTTTGATCTTGAGTGTACTACTCTTGAGCCCGATACTGATGGTGCCAAGATTTTGTCAGTTTCTATAGCAGATAAATATGAAATGGGCCACTTTATACCAATATCTGCTATGGATGACACTACTGGGAAGACGTTCTTTAATGAGCAGGAACAGGTACTAGTATTAAATGCTTTAAAGAAATTTATTAAAAGCAGTACACCAAAAGTAGTACAAAATTTTTATATGGAAGAACTTTGGTGTCGTAAGTTTCTTGGCTGTGGAATTAATAATTTTATTCATGATACAATGGTATCATCCCATGTAGTTGGATATTCAAATAAAGGGTGTACAAGCTTGGGATTCCAAGCTCTTGAGCTTACTGGTCAAGAGTATAAGGGTGAAGTGGACCGTGGAAACCTTGTAGAAGAATCGCTTCAGAAGCTTTGTACATATAATTGTTTGGACGCACGTCATCAAATTAATGCATATAACCATCAAGCAAAAGCTCTTTCTGAAGATGGTGGGTTAAACGACTTTAATTCATTGTTTACGCGTGGGTTAAAAGTTCTTGCCAATCTTAAGGAACGCGGCATTCGTATTGATGTTAAAATGATGGAAACATTAAACAAGGAGTATAGCGATGAAGGCGTTGATTGTGTTGAACTAATTAGACAACTCGACTCTGTAAAAACCATCGAAAATCACCAGGGAAAGGACTTTAATCCAAATTCCCCACCACAACTTCAAAATCTTATATACGGGGAGTTTAAAGTTGAGAAAACCCGGGAAAGACAAACCCCAACTGGTAGGGGGTCAACGGATGGTGAAGTTTTAAAAGGAATTGCTGAAGCCACGGACAACCAGGAACTTAAAACGCTACTTGGATTAGTTAGAAGAATCAAGAAATGTGCAGAAGTTAAAAAGAAGATTACTGAATATAAAAGAGTAATACATTCTGATGGTAGAATTCATCCAACATTTTGGTTAAACACTGCAGATTCGTTTAGATCATCAGCCACTAAACCAAATTCCATGAATGCGTACAAACATGATCCTGAATTAAGGAAATTTAGGAGAGTGTTTTTACCAGATCCTGGAGAAGTTTTAATAGAAGGTGATTACAAATCCATGGAAGTCAGAACCATTACTATGGCATCTGGTGCAAAAGAGTTAATTAGGTACGTTGTAGAAAAAATAGATCCACATAAGTATTGGGCTGGGAAAATTTTCAAGAAGTCAATTGAAGATATAACTGCTGACGAAAAGTATGCTGGGAAAAATGGATTTGTGTTCCCATCAGTATACGGGTCGATGCCCCAAGCAATAGCCAAGTATTTTGGAGGAAAATTTTCTGTTGATTACATAAAGTCAATTCAGGACGAATTTTGGGCTGAACTTCCTGAAGTTAGAGAATGGCAAATTAAGACGATCAGTGATTATTATCAAAATGGATATATTGAAGGAATGTCTGGGTGTAAAATTCGCGGACCACTAAGTATTTTCCAGTTGTATAATTTACCAATCCAAGGGACCGCTTTCCATATATTCCTTGATGCATTTGCTAGGATTGATGAATTCATGATATTAAATAAGTTCAAGTCTAAGGCAATTAACGAGGTCCATGATGCTGGGGTGTTTAGTGCCCATCCATCAGAAGTAGATGACGTAATAGCATTGTCAACTGAAATAATGACAAGCAAGAGATTTGATTGGATGGGGGACGTTCCGCTTGAAGTTGACTGGGAAATTGGTGAAAACTGGTATGATATGGAACCATACAAGAAACCACAATTGATAGTATAATTAAGTATGGGAAACGTGAAATCATAAATTTGGAGGTATTCAGTGCTTTACCAAAATGCTCGACCATCTGAACTTGACGAAATGGTTGGAAACCAATTTATAATTGGTGGACTTAAAGCCATGTTAAGGAATCCACCAGAAAGTAGACCACATACTATTTTATTAAAAGGTGAACCAGGGTGTGGTAAAACTACTATAGCAAGAATTTTAGCATCAGAATTTGGATCAACAAATGAAAACACCCTTGAGTATAACGCTGCTAACACTGGTGGAGTTGATGCAATTAGGGAAATTGCCAAAGAAACCCAACTAACAGGTTGGAATGGTGAACCAAAAACTTACATAATTGATGAATCCCACCAATTAACACCCGCTGCTCAAGAGTGTCTGTTGAAGATTACAGAGGAAACTGGGGTTTTTCAATACTTCATACTTTGTACAACTTCTCCGGGGTCCATAATTGAAACTCTGATGGGTAGATGTACCAAGTATCACCTATCTAAATTAGGAATGGGAGAGATCAAGCAAGTTTTGAATACTGCTTGTGTTAAACTAAATATTACTCCTGATGAATCCATATTTGAGGCTATAGCATACACTTGTGGTGGAACTCCAAGAGAGGCCCTAGTATCCCTGGAAATGGTCCAAGGATTGAATTTGGATTCTGCTTTAGAGTTGCTTGCAGTTGGAACTGATAAGGATCCAGGAATAATAAGTTTATGTAAGCTTTTATTAATGAATCAAAGGATGAGACGCGATAAATGGAAACAAGTATTAATGACCTTCAATAGTGTTAAATCTGACAGTGAAGTAGTGAGAATGTCAATTATGACATTTATGTATAATAATTTAGTAAAATGTGAAAATCAGGATGATGCAATGGATATAGCATCGATTCTTAACGTATTCTCTAATACAACTCGTTATGGTGGAAAACCATTACTTGGTTCAATGATTGCAAAAGTGTGTTTACTCGGAAAGAAAGAGAAAGAGGTATAAATGTAATTGAGTGGTTGAACAAAGTGAACGCGTTGATCCATCCGACGAGAGAGTCAAGCGTCACGTTCGACATTTACCCAAAGCTCCGTGAGATTGCCACCCGCTACGAGGTAATGGAGAAGACTCTTGAAACTATCCACAAGGAAACTGACCAAAGTTCTATCAGTGTATTGTCCTATAATGCCCTTATTCATGCTAGAGCCACAATAGAATGAAACCATTAATTCTTAGTGGAAAAATTAAACTTTCCTAGTTCTTTGACATATAGAAGGATTGACGGCGGCGTGTGTGAAACGCAAGCTAGAACTTTGGGATGCTGCTAAGCCCTTTAGAGGCCCATTCAAAAGGGACACGGGGGATGCCAATGATGCAAGTCGGTAGCGGGTAATGCCAATCCGGCCTGTCAATCCTTTTGCCTCTGTGGTGTAGGTGGTTTAGCACGCGAGAAAGAACTGTCTCGTAACGTGGGTTCGAATCCCGCCGGGGGCTTAAAATGAAATTATTAATTCTTAGTGAGGAGTGAATAAGATGGGTAGTGAACGCACAGATGCAATTAATGCTTTGATTGAGGGACAAACCAGACGAACGAGTTTTTATTATGTTAACACACAAGTGGCAGAAAGGAATGGAATTTCTCGTCATAAGACAAGTGTTGGTGATAATTTTATAAGAATTATGCCCCCATTGGATCCAAAAGGACCGTGGGCAATGAAGATTCGTGTTCACCAACATATTGGCCCGGATGATGCAACGTTTCTTTGTTTGAAGGAAATGTTTGGAAAACCCTGTCCAGTATGTGAATTAATTGAAACTATGAAAAGCAGTAATGCAGATGAGAAAGCCATTAAGGTCCTATTTCCCAGAAAGCGATACTTAATGTTCATTTATGATGTTCAGTCAGAGGCCACAGTTGCTAAGGGGCTTTTGTGGTATGATGCGCCGGGTCAATTGGTTGACAATATTGCTGGACTATCCAGGGATAAACGAACCAGAAAGATAATTGACGTGTGTGATCCAGTTGAAGGACGAGACATTGAATTTGTTAGAAAGGGTTCTGGGCTTAACACTGAATATGGATCATTCAATCTTACCCAAACTGATCCAGTACCCCCAGAGTGGTATAAGAACGTACCGAATTTTTTGGACGTGTTATTGATTCCGACGTATGAGCAAGTTCTTGCAGAACTTAATGGTGGAATAGCTCCCGTACAAGAACAGGCCCCTGCTCCCGTCCAAGAACAGGCACGGCTCGACCGTGAAGCTCCAGACATTGCCTTTGTAGATGGTGTTGTCCGAGAACAGGCTCCTGCTC